TAAAGAAGGCCGTAGGCCAGGGTGTGAGAAGTGCGACTTTAAAGGCTGGCAAGAAGAGGCTCGTCTAACAGATGGCCAGGTCCGTTTGGTGATTGTTTTATGCAACTGGTGCAAGGACATGAAAGCTTACGGCGAAAAGATTAAAAGAGAATACGGAAGTAAGCCAAGATGAACTGCACCAAATGTGAAAAACCACTTAAACCAAACGGCAATTCAGAAGTCTGTCCCGAGTGCCAGGCCAAAGCCATGGACTACTGGGATTACGTGGATTCTGAAATCGATAAATACAAAATAAACCCCGCCGGCTACCGAAAGCCAGCGCGGGGAACCGATGAACCCGATCCATTTAAGAGGTGAGAAAAATGACCTGTGCAACGTGTGGCGAGAAAATGAAATCCAAGGGCTCGAAACTTGCGTGCCCGAATAACTGTGATTTGAACTAGAAAGGGAGCCGATGATTCCAATGAACTTTCAAAAAATCGTCGACGCCCTACTCGACGCCGAACATCTGATAGAAAATCTGAAAGAGGAATGTTTCTGTGATTTTTGTATGGGGGACAAATCAAAAGCTAAATGTTTCCGAGCCAGAACGCTTGAAAATATTAAAGCGGCAGAAAAAGAATGTTTAGTGGTAGTAAATTTCATGCAAGCAATAGAGGTCGAGCGGGCGCGGTCTGAGAAGTTGGTTGAGGCGTTGAAGGGTGTGCTGGATTGGGATAATCACGCCGAAAACTGTCGAGCAATTCATGAATATGAAATTGGACGATGTAGCATTATGCCAAACTTCGATTTGTGCGACTGTCGCGTTTCTAAAATCAAATCCGCCCTCTCCGACCACGAGGCCAGCCGATGATTCACGGTAAATCCTTTGGGCGAAATTCTTTCGTACTTGCATGGTCCATTGCTACAGGCGGAAAGATTGGATGTTTAACTCAAGAGACCGCCGATTAGAAGACGAACTAGCGGATGTCCCCCGAGAGATTTGGGATTTATTTTGTAAACGACTTAAGGAAGTGAAATGATCCGCAAACTACTTTGTTGTCTAAAACCTAAAATAACCGGCGAAACATCAGACGGCTATCACACGTTCAATGAACTCTACGATCACCGATGTCTTTTGTTTATTAACCTTTGCATTGAGCGCAACCGAGTTGAAGATTTGTACTACTTTGATCATTACAAAGGCTGGTTTTGCTTGGTTCTTACCACGCAGCGCATAGGCCAAGTTAGCTATCATATACCCGACAAATTCAGAGAAATCGTTGTCGATGCCGGTATTAGGAAAGTGCCAACACACGAGGGTCAAGACTTGTTTGACGGGCATACTTCGGATGCCGTTTTAAAGCGGCTGAAGCTAATGGCTAAACGGAGAATGAAATGAAATCCCTACCCCCTGAGATTGTCGAAAAGGCACGCAAATTAGGTGCAAAGTATCGCGGAGGCGGATCTTTGGAATCTGAGATGTCTCACTTGTCAGATGGTATTCATTGGGGCTTCGCCGAAGCCATCGAGTATGTGCGGGCGGAGGTGGAGAGGCGGATTGCTTATCACGAGAAGAGAATCAACACACTAACTGTCGATACGATTTACGATGAGGCAAAAGAGATTGCGCTATCGCATCTAAAAAACTGGCTCTCGGAGCTGCAAAACAAGGGGGATGTGGGATGAAGATTAAGTTCGTCTGTGACAACCACGCCAACATTCACTCTGCTCGCGAGGAAATTTTTGATGTCAAAAAACACCTAAATATCTCACCTGCGAAATGGCGAAAAATGTCCGATGAAGAAAAACAAGAAATGGTGAATGAGTGGGCTTATGATTACCTTTCAATTTACTGGGAAGAACTCGACGATGGAGAAGATAAATGACCACCCCATCAGCCATCGAGAGACTGAAAGCGATGCATGAGGCTGCGAGCAGAGGTCCGTGGGAGCTAGATGATTTACATGAAAACGATGGCCATAATTTTATTTTATGCCAAGAGTGGAATCACAACGGCGAGTCTTTAGAAGTCGCGTCGGATTTGTGGTTTAAGGACGCCCGCCTGATCGTAGCTTGCCGAAACCTCATAGGGCCGATGATTGAGTTTTTGGATGCAAGCCACAATAGCAGCCTGCCAAGTACAGAATGCATAGGAAGTTGGATTTCGGCCGCCTCAGACGATCCCAAGGTTTGCGCTGAGTTTAAATCAGCAATCAATAAGTGGTTCGCGGCAGTTGAAAAACTCGAACAGGCAATCCAGAAAGAGGTGGGTGCGGGATGAGTGACCAAATAAAAAAGCAAATCGAAGTAGATTGGGAGAATTATTGCCAGGAAGCCGACCACTTGGAGGATGCTAAGAACGTTGATATTGAGGGTAATTTTCCTACTTTCAAATATGGCTTTATGGCCGGACTAGATTATACAAGGCGACTTCTAAGAGACGATTCAATTAAATTGCGAAAAGATTACATCAAAATGGAAGTTGCTAAAGACGCCGAGATAGCGAAACTCACGGGACAAGCCCAGCAATTGTCAGCACAGGTTCAACAATTGAGAGCGGCGCTTGAGTGGTACGCGGGCGATGAGTCGGGAAAAGAGAAATCTATGTGGGCCGATGGTATTTTTGTAACGATCGACAAATTCGGTCGCGCCTTTTCGGACAATGGAAACTTAGCCAAACGAGCCCTTTCGCAAGAGGGGAAGAGGGTGAGTGATGAAAATTAAAATTAAAAGATCACCGACAGCTGATAGTAGGACTTGTGACTGGACAAAAGTAACAAAAGAACAACTTCTAGAATCTAGTCTTCAGCACATATCGGATGTTAAAAAAGGATTCGATTTTTTCGCCTATATGTTGCAAAGACAGGCCGCACTGCATGATTTATCAAAGATATCCCATATCGACGACTTTCATAGAAACTTCGCAACCGGATTTAGAGAAAAGGATTGGTGGGAATACCATCAAAGTGTCGAGCGTCATCACTTTAAGGATGAAAAGTACATACCGGAAGATGTTAACTTATGCGATATTCTTGACCAAATTGTTGATGGTGTGATGGCTGGCATGGCCCGTAGTGGTATTTATCGACAAGAATCCATTTCCGAAGAATTGCTAATGAGAGCTTATAGAAACACGGTTGAACTCTTGTTATCGAAAATCGAAGTTGAGCAATCAACGTCTGGCGACTCCGGCGCGGGAGGTGAGGGTGTCTGATAGCTGCCCAAAATGTAAAGTCGAATTTAAATATTCAGTCGACGGCAAAGAATACTCTCGTCGAATTGGCATTCAGTACAGAGGAATCTACGATGGCGTACTGAATTGGCAATGTCCCGACTGCGAACATATTTGGCCACGATTCACGGATAGACCAGAGTTATATGCGAGACTTCAACGCATCGCAGAAGGAGAAGGCGGGTGAGTAAAATCATCGATCGCAAAACATTCTTGAAAAAGAAGTTTAAGAAAGAAAATCCGAAATGCCCCCATTGCAATGATGAGATTTGGTACAGAAATTTGCTGGGCCAGCTAACGCATCGCAGAAGGAGGGAAAGGGGTGAGCGGTCACGATACTTTTGAAATGAATAAACAAGACCAGAACGGATTGCTTTTGATAAAATGCCCGAAGTGTAATAAGCGGCATCGCGCCCGCTATCTTGTCGATGAAATACCAATTGAGTTAGCTGGGAAATTTAGTTGTTGCGGCGAAAACTATTTCCTTGAAATAGCGGTCTGGTCGCAAGTCAAATCGAAGAATGTACGCCATCTTTCTATCATAAAGGACTTACCCAAATGACCCCCCGCCAGAAGAAAAAGAGGATGAGGAGGCCTGAGGAATTAAGATTTGGTTATGGCTGTGGTCATGCAATCTTCGAAGGGCATCACACGGAAGACGGGTTGAGCATTGCCGTTTATGTTGGCGTTGAAAATCAGGAGTACGCGGCATTAACAACACCGGAAGACTGCCGCAAACTCGCCTCGTGGCTTTTGAAAGCGGCGGACTACTTGGAGGAAAATAAGAAATGATTATCGACGCCCTCATTATTTTTGGTTGCCTAGCAGGGATAGCCTATGCCGAATGGATGCACGATAAGTCGCACCGTCGTTATGAAAAACAGCTAAATAAACTTCTAACCGATTTACACAAAAGGATGGAAGATTTGGAGGCTCAGAAGAAATGAACGCGCCGTTCAAGCCAGGCCCAAATTTCAAAAGCCTAACCGGCAAGCGTTTCAACCATCTTTTGGTGCACGAATGTATAGGCCGACGCGGCAAATATCTTGTTTATAGATGCACTTGCGTATGCGGAAAAGAGGTGACGCGAGTAGCGGACGAACTAAGAAAAAAATGTTACAAAAATCACAGTTGTGGCTGCAAGCGAAAGAGGTTTACAACCCATGGGCATACAAAGATAGGCAAAATAAAAAAATCATACGTCACTTGGCACGGCATGAAAGATCGTTGCCATAATCCTAAAAATCCTAAATTTCATTTATACGGTGGCAAGGGCGTTCGTGTTTGTGAACGTTGGCTGAATTATGAGAATTTCTTTGCGGACATGGGCGATCCGCCAACGCCAAAACACTCAATTGATCGCATAGACTTTAACGGAAACTACGAGCCTGGGAATTGTCGATGGGCATCCTATATTGAACAGGCCAACAACAAATCCAATAACGTTGTTTTTGAATATTCGGGCGGCACCCTGGCACAACTTTCTCGCCAGCTTAATATTCCTACTAGCTACATAAGTTACCATTACAAACGAAACGGTACGCCGATAGAGAAAATTGTCGAGAAATACAGAACTAAACTCGAAGCCCCAGAAACCTGGGAAGAGTGTGGGGAGGGATTGGAGTGAGAGATATGACGCGATGCCCGAAGTGCAAAAAATCTTATTCAAAAGCTGAATTAAAACAACGGCGAGAAGCCAAGGTTAAAAACCTTTTGAAAAGCTTAGCCAAGGCTAGGCGAAATGGCACAAAACTGGGGCGAAAGAAAATTAGAGACGACGATCAGATCAAGAAACTGCGGGCTCAAGGGTTCACCTTGCGAGAGATAGCCGCAAAGATTGGATTGTCTATGGGGACTGTTCAAAGAGGGCTTGAATGACTTCTCCCCTCCTCCGCTCCTACCTATTCTTCCTTTGCTTTTTCGCGTTGTTCATCCGCTATCCCGTAGCCATTGGGGTGGGGGTGAGTTTGGTTTTGTTAATGAATGTTGAGTGGGGGTGAGAGTGTGATTCGATTTCTCAAAAGATGCCTGATCTTTTTCGTCCACATCGGTTGGAGTTTGCACTATCTTCTTTACAGCAACATTTATGTATTAATGTGGGTTTTTGACGGGCAGCCATTTACTCACGGCCATCTGCAATCGCTTTTGGACTGGGCGGATAAATGACGACCTTTAAGATTCCCAATCTCACTCCCAGCTTTTCTCTTCAAAACCTAACCCCTTGAAAAGATGGAGCCGTTTCGGGGATTCGAACCCCGGACCTGCTGATTACAAGTCGGTTGCTCGGACCAATGATTGATCTTTTTTGAACGTAATTGACCGTGTAAGTTGTTGCATTTTTTAGCTATGTGTGGTTATAAGGCACTCTCCTGCTTTTTTGGAAAGGTGCCCAGATGACTCCCACAAACTCCCAGCGAGAAACAACTAAAATAGATAGCGGTAAAGGCTCTATCCCCGGGCTATTTGTTCGTACCCGGGCCAGTGGGCAGTCGAGCTACTATCTTCAGTACCGGACTCCCGAAGGGATAAAGCGAAGGCCAAAGATCGGCCCTACGAATATCTTAAACCTAACCCAAGCAAGAGCCATCGCCAAAGGAATGCTGGCCGAGGTCTATGCCGGGAGAGACCCGAGTCTAATGCGCCAGATTAAAAGGAAAGAACCTACCGTAGCAGAGCTATATCTCCTAACCTTGACGGGCCACTGGCAGGATAAATCCGCCGAGTACCCGACTAGCCAGAAGTACCTTTTGGACGTGAGTGTCAGCTTTAAACTCTACATAGCTCCTACATTTGGCACCAAGAAAATAGGAAGTATCACCACCAATGATGTGGTTATGTGGCATAAAACCTATAAAGATAAGCCCTACGCCGGCAACCGAGCACTTAGTATGCTAAGTAAAATGTTTAACTATGCTGAGAAAGAAGGGTACTTACCACTCAATTCCAACCCCTGCAAACACGTCAAGAAATTTACTGAGCATCCAAGGGAAGTGTCTGCTTCTGTCGCCGAACTCGGCCTTTTACACGAAGCTCTGCAAAAGAGAATGCATCTAGACTGCTTTGCGGTGACCTACATTTACTGCTTGATTTACACTGGGGCGCGCCCAAGTGTGTGGCTCCGCGCAGAGTGGTCTGAATTGAAAGAAAACCCGGGGTCCGGAGAGGGAATATTAACCAGGCCCGGTAAAACTATTCGCCACACCGGGCGTATGGACAAGATTTTGGTTCCAGAAGTCGTAATGCGTTTGGTGGAGAGGCTGCCGCGGGTGGAGGGTGAAGCCCGGATTTTTGCTAGGACCACCACGCCAAGGAAACTGTGGGACGAAATTAGAAATGAGATTGGTCGGCCCGATTTGTTTTTGAGAGATCTCCGTCGAACTTTCGGCACAGTGGCGAACTCTAAAGGAATAAAGCTGGAATTTATTTCAAAGATTTTAGGCCATCAAGATGTGGGGACCACAGACAGAAGTTACGCTCACCTTTATAGTGAAGATAAGCACAACGCGCATAGGCAAATCGCGCGCGAGTTGAAGAAGGCAATGGAGCCTAGTATTTTTGATTGAAGGCGGCCAAAGACCCTATCTCTCGCATAAAGTAGACGTCCAGCTCCATGCACTCAAACATACTTTCGTCTCCGTTTTCGTTACAAGGATGGTCGTTTTTTGTTTTGCACGTAGCAAAAAGGCTGAGAATTAGGAGAAGGCTGATTAGTGGCAAAGTAATAAAATCTGATTTCATACGTTTCCCACCCCACAAAGTTCGGCGGTATGTTTTAAACGTCTAAGCCAACCTCTCCCGTAATATTCAAATCCCCTGGTGTTTTGGTACCGGTCGCTTCTAAGCACATAGTATTTAAAAAGTATCTCCCCAACATTCAAAGCACCAACGGCTCTAAGGGTTTCAGGACCAATCACTCCGTCAACTTTAGCGTCTACGCATTTTTGCAGGGTCCTAGATGCAAACAAAACCCCTTGGTTTACAGCACAATCAAAGACCATTAAGCGCAAGCGCTCAGGCAGCTGGTCGCATTCGCACATGTCCCAGTAACATTTTTTGTAAACCATTTCGGCTTGGTCGACAGTCAGATTGGGGATGTCTAGCTGAGGGAAAGCTCTTTTTGATATGCCGTATTTGGTTTCTCCGCCGCCGTCGTTTGGATCGTCAACGTAGCCACCTTCAAACTGGATGATGTGTTTTACTGCCGATTTAAAATCCATTCAGATTAGCTCCCTGTTACTGTCCAGCTTTTCGCTGTTGCGATTGAAGGAGTATCGCCGCTAGTGCCGTAATTGCTCGTCACGGTAATTGTGGCGGTAGCTGTTGGCAGCGCCGTGTAAATAGCATCGAGTTCAGTGCCAGAGAGCAGGCCGTCTCTGTAGCTGTGCGATACTGCCGGAGCATTTGCTGTGATTCCCCGGCTGAGGGAGCGACAACCGCGGAATAGGTCGGTAGCTGCAGTGACTGCGGAATAGTTGAGAGCAGGGGCTGCACGCAGAGAGTAGCAGTTGAAGAACATCGTCGTAACGTTCGCAGTGCCCACAGTGTAGATCGGTATGTACTGAACGGAGAAACAGCTATCAAACATCGAAGTGAAGTTAATGACACTCGACGTGGAGCTGAACACCGGAGCGCGGCGCAGATTGCTGCACTGGAAAAATAGTTGGGTGAAATTGGTTGCAGCTGTAGAGGTTATCGTTCCAAAGAGACGAATGGAATTGCAAGCCTGGAAGACTCCAGTCCAGTTCGCCTGGGCTCGCAGATCAATATCACCTACTTGGTAGAGAGAGGTACAGCCGTTGAAAATGTTGGCTCCACCGTTGGCCGAGCGAGCGTCGAGGTTTCCGAAAAGGCGCATCGACGTACAGCCAGAAAACATCTGCTGACAGTCGAGGGAGTTACGACAATCAATGTCGCCGACTTCGCTCAGTCCTCGGCAGTTAAGAAACATCTGATAGGTACTGGTTGCATCAACGATGTCCAAACCTGTGATGTCCCAAAGAGCGTAACAACCAGAGAACATCGCGTCACAAGTACCCTTGAGATTAAACGATGGAGCAATAGGAAAGACCACGCAGTCGAGAAACATGTTCGCCGTGGATGTGGCGTCCATCGATTCGAGGCCTTCAACAATTTGAAGAGCTCGGCATCCAGAAAAACAACTGGCCATTGAGCCGGTGATCTCAGACGATTCGACGAAGGCGACACGTTGTAAGCCTAAACAGTTTTGGAATGCATTGGGATAGGCCGTCATCGACGCGCCGCCTATCATTTCAAACTGCTGGAGAAGGCGAGGAGTGTGTGCGTTGGAGGTGGTCGATCCGCCAATCGTGAGAGTGGCCATATTCGGACACTTCATTAGTATGTCTAAAAAACCGTAGGTGCTGTTTATGCCAGTGTTCGTATCGGTTGTGTGTTTTACGTTTGTTCGGAAAGTCGAAAGCGAAGCTGCTGACTGAGGGGTTACTAGGATTTTTACGGTTTTATAGCCGAGAGAATTGGGTGAACCAGGAACAGATGCGTAGTTGTAGTTGTACTGGGCATTAGTTCCACCAGTAACGTTTACTGAAGAAGTTCCATCTCCCCAGTCTACGGTGTAATTGCCAGAGCATTGAAATGCACAAAGATTCTGACCTGTGTCCCAAACTGCAAATAAGATCTCTATGGCCTGAGAGTAAGCCGATAAATCTGACATTGCTGGCCACTGGGCAGGGCGATTGTAAAAAGGCCTCGGACCACCGGACGTTTCCGCCGACCTAGCGACCAAGTTACCGGTTAGTGGGTCAAATCGGTATTTACTCGCCACCTTTATCTCCCGGAGGTTTTACAATGAGTGGGATAGAGAGTTTCTCGTGCTCTATGGCTTTGACAAATCCAAGGCCAAAGAAAAATCCCAGACAGCTGGCTGCGGCAATAAAAAAGAAAACAAAAAAGAGTACTGCAAAACTTTCAAAAAGTAGTTTGGCCATTAGGTCCTCACAATGCTAACCAGGGTTTCTTTTGTATCGTCGGTGTAGGTTATCGTTACTGTGGCCACTGTGGTGCCAGAAGCTCCGCCCGTTTTGTACGTATACTCTTCGGTGACGGTGTCTGGTTCGTCGTAGGTAATAGCGTCGTAAGAAACGCCGTCTAGTAAAGTCCCACTGCTTACTGCCGCAGGAAAATTGGTTACGAAAACTTTAGACATTTATCTTCTCCGCCGCTGGTTGTAGTAAAACTCAGCGTTTTCAGTGTTCTCATTTATCTCGTCAATAATGGCTCTTAGGCAGTCGTCGTCAGTACATTCTTGCGCTTTTTGACTGATCGTTTTTTCTTTCGGCGGCGTTTCTTTTTTCGCTTTGGCCTTAAGAGTTTTGGATCGTGATTTCCTAGGTATAGCTGGAACATCTTGGGCAGCAGGACGTGCTTTGAACTTTTCGATCTTCTCCAATATCTCCCCAAGGGTTTCTCCTTCCTCAGTGGCGTAGAGGTACTTGTCTTCGAGTTTTATTTTGTACTTGGTAGCAACATCTAAAAGATTCTTGTAGTCGCCGTTGTCGTTTAAGAAAGCGTCTTCCATGGCGAGGCGAGTGGTCTTTTTGGTGAGATAGGTTTGAAGTTCGATCTTTTGATTGAGGGCGATCAGAAACCAGGTGTTGGTTGCTACAGCCATTACGGTCAGAACTTCAAGAATAGCTTTGCGTTTGATGATGAATTTCATCCACTGCAAAGACCAGTGCTCTGGGGCCTGGACGGTTATTCCTTTGGGATTGGAATCTTCCTCCTCGCCAAACAGGTCTTTAGATTTGTCGTCCATAAACTTTCATCCCTAAAAGTTGGTGGTGGGGAGATTTTGATTGAACTCCAAAACCGTCCGTGTCTTGTTAGTTTCTCTGGGCCCGAAAAAAGTATTAATCTCCACGAACACTCAGTGAGGTTCTGCTATTAAAACAGACCCGTCTTCCTAAAAACTAAATCCAATCGTTGCGGCTATGTCCCTAGCTTTCTCCCCTTCAACCTGAACTCCTATATTCAAAACTCCGATGTCTCTTGAAAATCCAATTCCACGCCACCCATCCTTCCCCCATATAGAAAAGAGATGGTTGGTCCGCTCTTTTCGTATCTCCACCAACTCTTCTTCAGTGGAAGAGAAATTGGTGTTGGAACGACTGGTGGCTGTGGAGGCTGAGGTGAAGTTTTTTTTTCAGCCTCATCGACCACTTTGGTTTGGCGTTTTATGATTTGTCCGTCTTTGTACTTTTCAGTCACTACGGTTTTTAATTTCGTTTTCTCTGCCTCAAGGCTTTTTACTTTCTTCTCTAGAGAATCCACTTCCTGAGTTTTAAGGGTAATGGCCTTTGACACCCGGCGCTCGTTGTAGCCAGTTAAGACGAGCGACGTTACAATGGCGCCAAAGACCATAGCTAAAAAATATGAAAGAATGCGTAACGTCATTTTAAGCCGCCGCGATGTACATGAAAGCTAAGCCGATGGCACCCGACTGATCGAGAACGACCTCGTTATATCCACCGCCGCCGCTATCCAATTCAGCAAACTGAATATATTGGGCGCCGGGTGGAATCCAAAGGACTGGAGTTTTTCCTGCTGTATAGCTGTAGCTGCAAAACCCAATGCTTGCTGAACCGTAGACGCTCGCTCTCGCAGCATAAGGAAGCCCACCAAAGCACATCGTTCCAGAGCCTCCGCTAAGGGCAGAAGTTTCAACGTAAATCTCTCCCATTACGAGGCTTCCGATTTTGACGTAGTAGCCATGTCTATTGGCCGTATAAGTCGGAGTTCCCGGCGTTACCGATCTAAACATTGTCGGGGTAAGAGATCCCTCTTCATAAAAATTTTCCCAAGCCGGTGCCGTTCCTCCTGAATTGACGCGAAGAAACTGACCAGCTGATCCCATTGCAATTTGAGAGAAAGCACCAGAAGCTTTGGTAAGTAGAGCGCCGTTACTGCTTAAGGCAGAAAGCTGATCAGTACTAAAGGGCACTAAGCAGTTTTCAATGATGCCTGCTGTGGTCCAAGTACCTGCGGTGATATTGAAAGTGATTCGAGCAAGCAACCTAAATGACTTTGCAGACTGTGCGGCGGTCGTATACATAACCGTTCCCGAGTCTGCGCCACCTGCACCACCTTCGGCCGTTGTGGAAATCTCAGAGCCTTCATCGAAAAGTGTTTTCGACCAACCGAGAACCACGGCCGAACCGGTATAGACTGCATAAACGTAGGTCGGAGTAGTAACCCCACTGGTTAATCCACCCGTAGAGCCACTACTCATCGTGAAGGAAAGAGCACTTGTAACTGTTGCGTCTACCGGCGTTGTCGTACCGGGTGTAGTATTTCTAAAATAAAATCTGCAAGGAGAACCAGACGATGGGTCTGCGCCACTTCTCGTTTTTAGTGCGTAGGTGATGGCCCCTGCGTTGGAAGTCATGGCAATGGAATAATTGCCTAGGCCTTGGATTGGGAATTGAATTCCCGCTATGATAGCGTTTTCCGCTGCCTCGTCGGCAGAATCAGAAGCGTTCGACTCAGAAGTCGAAGCGTTGGACGCTGAGGTTGCCGCTGCTCCTTGAGAAACTAATGCTGCGGCAGCACTGGCAGCTGCAGCAGTTGCATTTGCCTCGGCGTCTGCAATATCCCCTGCATCAGGACCGATCTCAAAACCGGTGGAGGTCATCATTAAAATTTTCGCGTCAGAATCCAAATCGTCCATCGGAAGACTTGGATTGAAAGCTCCGGTGTATTTGGTGGGGATAGAAGCTACACGTCCCGTAAACCACTTAAGCCACTGGACCACGGTCATCATCCGATTTAAACCCGCTTTCTCCAGCGTTTCTGCTGGGAAGGGGTCGTTGGCTGTAAGAGAGACTTCCTGAGTCGCTGCAGGAACTCTGTCAATAATAAGAGTGACTCCACTAGCGGGAGCTACCAGCATAGTGACGGTACCTCCACTAGACTCTCCTGCACCGCTTACCGTGTAGTGAGAGTTTATGGTTTTTACCGTTTCCACCTGCGTAGAGTTTACGACTTCTCGCACCACTAGGTCAGCGTTTGCGTAGAAGTAATAAGGGAACGAGAAGGCTGTGGTAACCCCATTACCTGAAAAGGTTACTCGTGTGGTTGTTGATGATAGACCCATGGTTTATTGCCCTTCTTTCATTGATTTTTCGTACTGGTTCATAGCCTCGACACCGGCCTTTGCCGTTTCAATCATTCCGTAATAAAGCGAATCCATAAGCTGACGTTTGTCATCCACGGGGATCTCTGGATTAGAATCGATGTTAGTAATAGCTTTTTGCTGCTGAATGAGAGCTTGATATGTGCGAACCGGAGCTATCATCAAATGTTTGTTTTCTTCATATATAGATTGTGCGCCTTCAGTGTCTCCGCGCTGCAACCTCGCTTGGTAAGTTTCAACTAACTTATTGTTTCGCTCGAATTTCTTTTTGAAAAGTTCGATACTGTTGGCGTCTGTTTTAGGACTTCGAGCTAGGAAGGCTTTAACGAAATAAGATTCTGCCCAGTCTTTGGGAACCTTTTGTTTGTCTTTTGCCAGGCCTAAATTTCTTAAAGCTGCATCGGAAATTGAAACTGCTGTACGGCCAACAGACCCCGACCACTGATAAATGTAGTTATCAATGATCATTGGAGAAGCCATGGCTTGCCCACCGATAAAGTCTGCTTTACCTAGGCGGTTAATAAGCGGTGCCGCGAGAATGAAATTGCTGAGTTTCTTCGCGGTTTCAGAGGTGTATTCTGTGAACTGGTCTTGCGGTAGTAAATCTAAAACCGATTCAGAAACTATATTTCCTCCGGTGAAAAAGCTTTTGTTCGCGTACTGCTCTACTACCGGAGCCACCCCGTCAGGGAGGATAGGCGGAACTAGGATTCGCTCAAGAGTTTCTTCAATTCTTGAAAAAGCGTCGGGATTGTCTGCTACGTGTTTATCGAGCATTCGCTCAAACATGGTGCCGAAAAGAAACCCAAACAATGGAGGCTTTGGATACTTCAGTACCACCCCATTATTTTGTTCCCATTTTCCGGTCTTCTCATTTTGACGAACAAGGTGCCGCTTCGGTTGACGCGCTGCGTCTTCGTCACTGACTTCTTCCCAATCGTCCCAGCCCACATGCCAAAACACGTCTTTTTCCCACTGCGGCCGTTCTTTAATCCTTTCGTCGCCTTGGTTTGCATACCAAAGATAAAGAGTAGGAGCAGAAATAAGAAGTCCGCCTTTAATGTAAACGGATTTCCTATCCTTGCCTGTTAAAGACCGCATCTCTCGGTCCAAGCTTTGAATGGAAACTTTTTGGAACGCCGTTACTGCATGAAGCTTAGCTAAAGATTGATTCGCTCCACGGCGCTGAAAGTCAACAGTACCTTCACGTGATCGATACCCGCCTTCTTGTTTTGGAGCTCCGGCCCTTGTGACCTTCTTATAAATTGCAAAACGTGGTGCATTATCGAGAGCTCTTGAGAAAGCTTCAAAATGGTGAATCGGACGACTGACGTAGCCCCAGGATTTTTTCATGAACCCGACTTTAGCGTCGAGCTCGTAGATGAATTGGTTGAGATAGTTCTGATCTAAGTTCAAGAACGCAGCGTTAGCACCGCCCGCAAGTTGGAAATCTTTATATTCTTGTGTCCCACGTTTCATATCTAGCAAAGCAGCAAAAGTGTCATAGAAAGGAAGCACGTGCTCTTTCGACATGACGCTGGCTTGGATTTGGTCCCGAGCAGAAGTGGTCCATAAAAAACCTGGGTCTGTCGTAATACCAAAGCGTTTCATCGCTTGAAGGTTTCTAAGTAGTCTCCATCCCATACCCATTTGGGGGCCGCTGTCACCAATCATACGAAGGGACTTGGCAAGGTCTACGTCTTCAAATTCCCAAACTTCTCGCTTGCCTTTGTTCCAGTATTCGACTTGGTGATCGGTGAGTTCCCGAAGAGGCTTCTCAGAAAAGTGAGTGAGAGCATCCACATCGGCAGAGGTGACATCTTTTACGTCTTTACCTAAAACACGAGCAGCTTTTTCCATCGCTGCTTGTTCATTGACGGGATGTTCAACTTTTCTAACACCAAGGCTTTCCGGAGTTTCCCCTTTAGCTATGGCTTTTTCTACGTTTTGAAAAAACGTAGATCGGGCAATGTTAATGGCTGCAGCACGCTGCATGGCGTCGATGTTTTCAATATCTGAAAGCAAAGGATCTTGAATGGCTTCTTGGCTGCCTTTTCTTTTCTTTAAAACATTTTTAGCTTTTGATTTTTTCTTAGCGGCTTTACCGTCTTCTTCAATGACACGTTTAAAAGCCATGTGGCTTGGCCACTTAGTGGTCATGCGGTCTATCTGTGCTTGATCTATTACCCCAGCGTCTCTCAACGGTTCTAAGCCCGCTCTAAGTTTCCAGCTTTGGTAACGAGCGATTTTTTCGTCGTATTTCGTGCCGTACTTGGCAATAGTCTCGTCAATGTCTTTGATATCCCAGCCGTGCTCAAGACCAGCGGCTTCCATTTCTTTTGCCTGCTTAGCAATGCGCAGGGCATCAAACTCGCGGCGTTCTGTTTTTGACAGCTCTTTGAGAATAGGCTCTAAGGCTTCGCCGTTTTTCTCACCGGTTTTCACATCTACGGTATATTCTTTGAATGCAAACTTAACTTTGTTTTTGTAATCGTCCAAGATACGAGCCATCTTGTAGCCACTATCTGGAGCCATTGTGTTATCTGGATCAAAGCCTATGTCTTTTTCAAAGCGTGCGATCGGCGCTTCTTTTTCAATGGTTTCAAAATACAAATGCTCGGGCCGAAGAGCTTCTTTGCCGTCGTTTATTTTATCGATAAGTTTTGATTCGGTGGATTTAACTCGGTCAAGTATTCGGTCGTCTGAAGTCAGCAGTTCTGATTTTGGAGGTTTGACAGGTTCTGTTTTTTTCACAGGACCTCCAATAAGAGGAGCGTCTATATCTTCGTTAATCAGTTGCTGCTTCAAAACCGGATCCGCCATAGCCTCTTGAGCTACTTCAGCGGGATTGAGGCCTTTTTTCGCAAAACCGTTACGAAGTTTTGCCGCTGTTTTTTTAGCGACCTTGGGAACTTTGCCGGCAATACCTAAACCAGTGAGCAAAATGCTGCCATCAAGAAAAGCCTGAGCATCTGGCATCTCACCTTCCAGTGCAGAACCTACGGTAACCATGGTGGCGAGTTCTGAAGCCGGAGCTGCGACTTTGGCGCCAAGGGTTGTGCCTCCAAATTTAGAGAGTACTCCCGCGCCAGCAAGGGCTCCAGCTCCTCCGACGATTCCTGAATTTCTTGTTTTTACAAAAACAGAACTGAATCGCTCCCAAAAATCACCGAAATTTTGCAGCTCACCTTTTTCGTAATATTCCATAAGTGTGGAGCGAATAGCTTCGGGAGCCGCGTTCATGCCAGCTCCGATACCTCCTATCCCGCCGACGATTCCGCCAACGCCGGCACCGATTAAAGTCCCAACGCCGGGGACTACCGAGCCGATGGCGGCCCCGGTTAAGGCTCCGGCGGTAGCACCTACAGGCGCCCCAATCATTCCCCCGGCAGCCATGGCCGGTAAATCGCCGGCAATAGTTCCCACGGTAGAGGCGGCACGCATAAACATGCCTGCTTGTTCAGGCACTAGCATGTTAGGAGTTACGCGCTCACCTTTTAGGGCCTTCACTGCCATCACACTAGACGAGCCTTGAAAACCCGCTTCGAGATAGTCGAACAGAGAGTCTGCTTCTTCCGGCCGCGTTTCGCCTTCCGCTAGGGGAGGAGGTGTAAAAGTTTTAGTTAAGTTTTTTAGGCCTTCTTCGTTGACGTAAGTTCCCATTTCTTTTTCAATGAGCTCGTCAGGAACGCCCCCGTCTACAAGTTCTTGGCGATAAGAAGCCGCCTCATTCAATATGAGTTCTTCCGGCACACCACCGGCTTTTAGCTCTTCATATTGTTCGCGCCACCCACTCACTTACCAGCGGCCTCCGCTTTTCTTTTGCGCTCCAAAAACGATTTGGCGTCTTTGTCGATTTTAGGGTCGAACGTAATTTTTGGTTTTGCATTTGGATCGAACGGTAAAATCGTAGCCCCGGGGCCTTGAATAGCTTTGATATTTTCCTGAGCGGCTTGAGTTGGCGATCTGACATAGCTGCCGATTTGGTGACCAAGGTAGTCTTTAGACATAGGATTGAAAAGATCCGTTATTGGAAGATTTTCCCTTTTACGTTTCTTCATTTCTTCATTCACATACAGTGTGAACAAGGCCATTTGCTGATCGCCGGCAGAATCTTTAATGCCAGTAAGTGGATTTGATTTAGTGAGTTTTGCAGCAGCTGCCTGGAACAAAAGTTTCTTAAGTTCTTTTTCTTGCTTGCCTTGCTCGGAATTTCCGCCTTGAATTTCTTCCCTGATTTGGCGAAGTCCTTGTAAGGACAAACCGTTGCCGAAATAACTTTCCGCCTCTGATTCATCCAAGTTCCCCGCTATCGCACGCTTCATAAGAGAGGTGAAAACGGTGGGATCTTCAGTTGCGTCCCCTTTACGCAAAATACCTTTAAGCGCTTCCTTATCGTTGTAGTCCAAATCGGATTCTTGAATGCTTTTTATTGTTGTAGAGCCGTCAGATATGCCGTCGTACAAACTATTTTTAGTAGCCAGATCTTTTTTCTGCTTAGCCTCTTTGGCTCGCCTTTCAGCGAGGTCGTAGTCGTCTTTACGGTCTTTGATTTCCCGCTCAGCTTCTCCAAGCATTTGCTTTACGCCGTCAGCGCCTAGAATGTCCCACTTGCCAGACTGCAACTCGATTTTAGTATTTTCAGGATCTCGTTTTATCCAGCCTCTTAAGGCAGCCACGTTGAGGTCTTGCTCGCCCTTTGACTTTAGCGTCTGTGCTTTGCTGTAATCGAGATACCCTGATCGTACTTTTTCATCGATGAGTTCCGCATTTCTTTTTAAAACTACGTCTAAGCTGGAGGGGTCTCTGAGAAGCCCACTGGAATTGGATTTATAAGCTTTGGTGAAGCTTTCAACTTCTTTATTCCCGGCTAGCTCTACTTCGCCTGCGCGAACGTTTTCTGAAAAACGGTTTCGCATGGTGAGGTTAGCCTTGGCAAAAAACTCCTGCGCCCCTTTAGAGCTGTACTGGTCTTTTATTTTTGCAATGTCTTCATCGTAGGAAGCCATGAACTCGTCATGGTTTAGACTTCCGTCCATAAGATCCGTGTCGTAGTACTCGGCCCACTCAGCTTGTTTAGCTGCAAGGTCCGCGTTTAGCTTAGAAATTTCTTCTTGTTCTTGTCTTTGGTAAGCCGCGTCTCCCACTCCCGTAACAAGCTGACCGGCTTTTTGGATCATGCGCCCAGAGTGACTAGCACTTTCTACGGACACTCTCGAAGTGTTAACGCTTCCACCTAATCGCGATTCTGCTTCAAGACCTGGAATTCTAGGCATTTTATTTTCTCTCCGGTCTTGGAGTTGTTTTTTCCACTAAGCCGCCAACGGCCCCGAGAGTATGCGCTGCAGCGCCAAAGTCTCCAGCAAAACGGGCATTACTCGCCGCTGTGCGGTACCCCTTAGCTTCGTCTTTAAAAGCCTGAGCTTGCTGGCCGGCTTTATACATAGCGGTTTGACGATCCAGTTCGTGGTTGATCGCCATCTCACGCAAGATCGTTTCGACACTAGATTCTGAGAGACTTCGATTGAGTCTCATACCCGTAGCCATAAGTTCTTTTTTGTTGAGAACCGCTTGGCGCCTAGTGTCTTCGTAAGTTTGAAGGATGGTAGTCTTAGCGTTTCGTTCTGCAATTTTAGCGTTTTCAATATAAGCTCTAGCCGTGTCTTGGCCTTCTTTTCTAGAGCCGAAGGCAGACAGCATGCCGCCGAGAAATCCAAAGCCTGCACCGATCGCAGTTCCCAAACCGGGAGCGACAGCGGTTCCTAAGGCTGCACCGCTTGTAGTCGAGTTTAAAGTTTCGTCAGCCATCTAGTTCCTATCCTGCGTATGTAGTTGCGGGTAGATGCCTTGCACCAACATCGGAAGCGGTTGGTCTTGGCGAAAGCAAAGTGAGTTGTCGAAATCGTAATCGGCATCTAACTCCAAGGATTCGATGCCCGTAAAAAGGGGAGTCGCTTCGTTCATTGGCGTGCTTGGTTTTCTAAAAGAATGTCTGGTCAAAGTGTCGAAAGTAGTTCCGAACAAGAGATTCAAAGACCGGTAAAGCTGAATTCCAATCCGGTGAATGCGTCTGGTTTTTCCAAAGCTCGTACCGTCTGCAGCTCCGGCTTCAAGCCTAGGGATTTCTAAATCAGAGTTGTAATTGAGGCCGATGTGAATTTTAGCTGCTGGCACTGTCCAAGACACCGTACTGGAAGTTACCGTTTGCGGAGTAAGCGCGGCCCCGTCTGCGAGAAGGCCCACTTCCACGCCGTCTAAATGAGCTACCGTTGCCGAGGTGAAGAGTTCATAAACTCCTCCAATCCCGTCATAGGTTTCTTCTAAATCTGCGTGCGGAAATAAAATCGTAAAGTTGTCGGTAGTGACGTCTGCCACGGTAAACGTCGTGCCGTTAATTGCAGAGTCCACCGAGTCTGGCCTAATCAAATCGCCGTTTGAAAGCCCATGCGCTGTGGAATTGATCTGTGTTTTTGTAGGCTGGCCACCAACTGCGGCGAGAGATTCCACAACGACAAAGTTTTTAATGGTGACTCCGCAGTCCACGTGGAAAAAATCGGCTTGCTCCCGCGCAGTTACAGGTAGAAACTGCGGAGCTAAGACTTCAACCGTAGCTACTTTAGTGCCGTTGATTCGTCTAATAACAGAAATCCAAACTTCGTCCGGGCCTCCGTCATTTGACGGAATAGTAACAACGCTTTGAACATACGCCTTTACGGATTCAAAAACGTTTTCTCCAGTGTTACCTAATGGATGTGAAGACCATGCGGCTTTCACTCCGTTTGAGTTGCGCTGGTAAGAACACGTGAGAAGTTCTCCCGTGAGAGTAGTCATCCAAACAACAGGAAAAGGTCCGTTGCCTTGTACGGCAGTTTCTTCAATTAAACTCCGCCCAGGAATATGCTCTGCTAGTTCTGAAAGATCGTTTGGTCTGTAGCCGTCGTCTTCGTAGAAATAGCTCATATCAAAGAGCTGCCTTCCAACGCCTGCGGCAAAGATAAGAGATTTATTGTGCTTAGCTGGGAACGCGTATTTTTTGCCGCCAATAGAAGACAATTGACGAACAAATCCGTTAGTAGGTGTGAGCACGTCCCCGTCAGCAGTCTTTAACATCCACTCGGCTTCTGCCGTGGAAATTAAAAGTCCTCTTTCAGTGGAGGCTGTCCAAAGGGTCTGCTGTACTGTGTCAGCATATAGTTTGGCAGTAAAACCGAAAGTGTCCCCGCCCGTTCCTGAGGTATTTGAATCTGCAAAATTTTCAAAGTCGTTAGAGTTTGAAAGATCGACTTCATTAATCCAGTAGGGATGCGCGCTAAAGACCAGTCTGTCTTCGAACACGTTGACGTGTCCTGGATAGCCTCTAAGCGGGTAGTACTTACCAAGGCGCCAGGTTGATTTTGAGGTGTTGTCTGTAAGCGTAGAGAGAACTAAAAAATCAACGACGGTCGTACTGGTATATCCGGTGATTACGCCGTAACCCCAAGTAGAACCTTCTTGCATACGAACGTAGCGGCCTACCCAGTCACTTGTAAACAATGCAGACGAAGCCGTTAGGGTTACCGCCCCCGTGCCAGCACTAGGCGTTAAAGTAATTGCAGAAGTAGCTCCCGAATCCAGCCGGTTGGCTGCTAGGTACGGGCCATCTAATAAAACCACCGCTGACAGACTCCAGCTGGTGTCTGAAGTGCGTTGAAGTTTACGAATAGTGACTGAAGGATGCGTGATATAAATCGTATCGCCAATTTGAGCCATC